ATTCGGAGAGGCCTGCAAATGAACGAGATTGAAAAGGATTTTGATTGCGTTGAGTGTAGCGAATCATATATAGTTACATGGACTAGTCATAGGGCACCATCCCACTGTCCTTTTTGCGGTGCCTATGTAGAAACACCAGAAGAAGATGAAGATAATTGGGATTGATTATTCATTAACCAGTCCTGCAATAACACTGTACAATGGAAACGATAAGTGGAATTATAATTCTGGCACTTGTACTCATTTTTGTTTGGCGAATAATGAACGACAACGATCAAAATGGGCCGAGATTCGGAGCATAAAAACAGACATATATCCTGCTTGGGAAACTGATTTGCAGAGGTATCATGGGCTTGCAAACTGGGTGATTAATTGTTGTATTACTGCAACAAGCCCAGAAAGACCGAAAGCATATATAGAAGACTACGCATATGCCGCCACTGGTAGAGTATTTCACATAGCAGAGAATATGGCAATACTCAAAGACACACTCACAAAATGGGGAATCAAATACGAGATGGTTGCTCCTACCGTTATTAAAAAATACGCTACAACTAAAGGTAATGCTAACAAAGAAAAAATGTATGATGCATTCACCGATGAGACTAATAGAAACCTATTAGACGAGTTTAACATTAAACTAAATAATCCTATCACAGATATAGTTGATAGTTATTACATAGCAAAGTACGGACACGCCTATGGCAACAATACCTGAAGAATACGCAGATTTTGATTTTGGTTTTTCTGCGGTAGATGATGAAGAATACAAAGCGAAAACGACTGAGGTCGAAAAGAAAATTGTAGAAGTCGAAGCAAAATCAGAATCCCTCACAAATCTAGAAAAAAAGATAGATTCCGCTATCAACGAAATCAATTACAAAAAAGAGTATCTTGAAGAAAAGTATGTGGAAGACATGCTTAAAGTTGAGAAACTTATTTTACCTCTATTGTATAATTTGATGAAAAATCCAGATAAAGATTATATTTACTGGCCAAAACGTGACGAAATCATTACAAAACAAATCGAAAAAATAAAAGATATAACGAGAGATATACAAGTCGATTAAGGATTATCATGAATAAATTATGGTATAGTTGGGAAGAAATGAGAAGAGATGTAAATGTGCTTGCAAGAGATATTGTTCTTGACAAATTCGACCCAAATGTGATTGTTGGATTATCCAGAGGTGGTCTCACTCCTGGTGTTATGTTATCTCATTGGTTCAAGAAACCGTTTAAGCCTGTTAAATCGTCATTGAGAGATTTTCCTGAATGGGAAGATTATTTGCCGAAACCCACCGATGAAAGGGTTTTAATCGTTGATGATATATGTGATTCGGGAGAAACATTTGAAAAAATGGCTCAACATATCAAAGGTCCACGAAAAGGACCAGAACAGAATATAGTTGATGTTAAATATGCAACCTTATGGTGGAACAATGAATGTAACTTTGAACCAACATATTATGTCAACGAGATTGCGAAGGATTCCACTAAAACATGGATACATTTTCCGTGGGAGCAATGGTGGAATGCTCCAGTCTAATAAAAAAGGAGAAAAATGATAGATAAAATTCTCGGATGGATTAGATCCATCACAGAAATAGGTTTATCACTTATAGCACTTGGAGTAGTGCTTCAGATCCTCTTTGGAGCCGCCGTACCGTTTATCGGTTTAGATGTGATCGGTTCTGTAGTAGGATTAGTAAAGCAACTTGGAAGCGAAGGACTCGTCGGATTAGTTGCAATTTGGGTATTGTGGGGCATTTATTCTAAACCTAGTGCCTAATTATTAATTATTAGCGGTAAGGTGGAAGACTTACCGCTTTGTTTCTCGGAAGGAGAAAGATGGACGATATTCAGTATATTCTGAATACTTTTTTGTTATTATTTTCTGGTGTGCTTGTTTTTTGGATGGCCGCTGGATTTGCAATGTTAGAATCAGGATTGGTGAGGACGAAAAATACGACCGCAATCCTAACTAAGAATGTTTGTTTATATGCTCTTAGTTGTCTAGCATTCCTCGCATGTGGTTATTATCTCATGTATGGAGCCATGTCGGATGGAGACCATGCAGGGACCTCTGACTTCTTTTTTCAAGTAGTCTTTGTCGCAACAACCGCATCTATTATTTCAGGAGCAATAGCAGAACGAATGAGGTTTTGGTCATTTATGGTTTTTGTTCTTGTACTTTCCGCAATCATATATCCTATGCAAGGAGCCTGGACATGGGGTGGGGGATTTCTATCTGAGATGGGGTTCTCTGACTTTGCAGGATCTACAATTGTTCATTCAGTTGGAGGTTGGGCCGCACTTGCTGGTGTTCTATTATTAGGTGCCAGATCAGGTAAGTATACTGATGACGGAAAAATTAACTTGATTCCCCCTTCAAATCTTCCATTAGCAACTTTAGGAACAATGATTCTTTGGTTGGGGTGGTTTGGTTTTAATGGTGGTAGTCAATTGGCAATGGCTACTAAAGCAGATGTAAATGCTATTGCAAGTGTGTTTGTAAATACAAATATTGCCGCCTGTGCTGGCGCTATTACTGCTATGATTTTGACTCAACTGTTATATAAAAGAGTTGATTTGACGATGGTATTGAATGGTGCATTAGCAGGACTAGTTTCTATTACTGCAGGTCCTGATTATCCTACTATGTGGTTAGCAACTGTTATAGGAATAATTGGAGCAGGATTATGTGTACTAGCAATCCCTATGTGGGATAAACTAAAAATTGATGATCCGGTAGGAGCATTGTCTGTTCATTTAGTTGCTGGTATATGGGGAACATTAGCAGTAGGAGTGTTTAATCATGAAGTAAGTTTGATGTCGCAAATACAGGGCATTTTAATTATTGGAGCATTTGTTTTTGGCTCTAGTTTTGCAGTTTGGTATGTTATTAAACTAGCAATGGGACTCCGGATTTCTTTGGAAGAAGAAACTCAGGGTATTGACATTGCTGAATTTGGTCATTCTGCTTATACGATAGGTCATGGTGAATTTGTTACTCATGACGAAATTAAATTAGGTAGAGGAACATTTGTTCCTGAAAGTGAACAATCTCTTAATTTGGTATCAAATTGAGTAAAATAAAACAGCCCAACCCAATTTCTGAGGGTTGGGGAGTTTACCGTGAATTAGTTGATGAGGTAGTAGCAAATACACATATGATGAAAGGTGTGCCATTTATAAAATGTCTAACTCACGATGATTGTCATTTAGATGCATTTTATCCAGGTAAACATTGGAGGTCTCTTAAACAAGATGAGACTGGAAGGTGGATAAAAAAATGATTTTATTATCTGGTAATTCTAATAAACTGCTTGCAAGTCACATATCAAATCATGCAGGCATTGCATTAGGTGAAATGAAATTGACACGATTTGCTGATGGTGAAATCTTTTGTGAAATACATCAGAACATTCGTGGTGAAGATGTCTTTATTATACAAAGCACTTGCAACCCTGCAAACGACAATCTCATGGAATTATTGATTGTCATTGATGCATGTAAACGTGCGAGTGCCGGTCGCATTACGGCTGTTATGCCTTATTATGGTTACGCTAGACAAGATAGAAAACCCTCCGCTAGAACACCAATTTCCGCAAAATTAGTAGCAGATATGATACAAGCATCTGGTGCTGACAGAGTATTGACTATGGATTTACATGCTGGTCAAATACAAGGATTCTTTAACATTCCTGTAGATGACTTGAGGTCTAAATCATTATTCGTCAAAGACCTAAAGAAAAAACCAATGGTGAGTAATGGAAATGCACTTATTGTATCACCTGATGCAGGTGGTGTCAGACGAGCAAGGACTATCGCAAAAGAACTTAATCTGGACATTGCTATCGTAGATAAACGCAGAGACAAAGCGAATGAAAGCGAAGCAATGAACGTAATCGGTAAAGTCAAAGGAAAGCAATGTATAATAGTAGACGATATAGTGGATACAGGAGGAACATTTGTCAAGGCGGCAGATGCTCTTTTGGCCAATGGAGCAGAAGAAGTGCAAGCGTATATAACGCATGGCGTATTAAGCAACGGAGGGATGAAGACTATCAACAAATCCAACATGAGTGGGCTGACCATCACTGATTCAATTCCACAATATGATAATCAAAAGGTCAAAGTGCTATCTGTAAGCAAACTATTTGCAGAAGCAATACGCAGAGTGCATCATGACGAATCCATATCGGTATTATTCTCATGACACTCTCAATGTTTCTATTTCATTCATTGTGTATCTATGGTGTATATTATATAATTGCAACATGGGATAGTTATGGAATGTTATGATAATAATTCTTTTAACTTTTTTAGTATGGTTTACATTTATTTACATAATATACTCTGCAACAGGTTTTCAACGTGTACGAGAGGTGTACGCAATGTGGATAGATAAACAATATTGGAAAAAGAGATACAATATCGTAGAGGCTATGGCCTGGAGTGGTAAATTACTAGTTATATTGCCTGCGATATTTTTTAGTTATGAAGTATGGTGGGCACATATAATTACATTATTTACATCTGGACTTTTAATTTGGGTTAGTGAACAAAAATTATTACCTACACTTTTAGCGTTCAATACTTTATGGATAGGTATAAGTTCGTTTATATTGGTTAGACATTTTTCAACCATTATAAGATAGTTATGGAATGCTCTGAAATTAATTGTAAAAATATAGGAACTATTAACGTGGATAATATTTGGATGCTTTGTTCAAAATGTCATAATAAATGGATTAATCCTGATCAAGAAGGTATAGTTTTGCCTCATCCTACAAGTACATTTGAGCATAAAGAAAATAATAGTGGCGAAGTATTCATGTTTGGACCAGATGCAATGTAATGGGATAGGGCACAATGAATTATACAAAATGGGATTTGACGGGGCTTCTATTGCTTTATTAAGAAGATTAACTCCTGAACAATTTCAAAAATTATTTGAAATTTTACAGAAATTTCAAGATGAGAGAGATAAATCAAGTGAACAAGGATTACCATGAACGATTTTCATGTAAGAAAAAACTATTTGTTTGTAGAAGAAGATTTTGTAAGTCACTCAGGTGATGTGTTACACTGGAAAATAGAATGTGATGCTATAACTTCACCTGAATGGAAATGTCTTGCGAGAATGATTATGGAATATGAGAAAAGACCTTTTTGTGCCGCTATAGGAATACCGAGAGGTGGTCTGGAACTCAGTAGATGGTTAAACGAATATTCAACTCAAAATTCTGATGATCCATATCTTATTTGTGACGATGTACTGACAACTGGTGGTTCTTTTGATGATTTTGTTGATGAAAATTTTAAAGGTGAAGAATATTTTGGATGGTGTATATTTGCAAGAAATAAACCAAAACAAGATTGGGTAAATGCGTTGTTTCAAATGCCAAAAACATGGGCAGACAATCCTAATAATCTAGAATATCATAAATAATTTTTTTAATGAATTAATATTAAATAAGCAACATAAACATTAAGGATTAATAATGCTACTTCAAACATAGTTCTCTTCTCTTATAATTAATCTTGTGATTCCAATACCTCTGTATTTATAATAAGAGAAATTTCAAAATGGATATATACTATGTAAAATAAATATTACGAAACTCTCCATGGACGGAAATTCAACAACAATTACAAAGGTGATATATGGAAGAGATATTTAACTCTATGAATTTAATCATGATTGGAATAATACTTTTCTCATCTTTTTGGATCTTTTTATTTAACTACCGTCAAGACCATAAAGAAAAATATAAAGGGAATATACCTCTCATCCTTTTCGATCTATTAATCAATCTGGGAATGTCAGTCTCAGGATTTCTATTAATTTTAGTAGTCTTTAATAATGTGCCTCAAGCACAAGCATATGATTCCTACAAATATCCTGTAGGATTCTTATTTGGTCTGACCTCAAATGTGAGTATTCCAATCGTACTTAAATGGTTTTCACAACAAATAACGGCTAAATTATCCGAGGTAGGCAAAAAGTAAATAATTAATTGAATAAGGGGTTTGTCAATGGCTGAGCAAAAAACCAAAAAGCCAGAAGGTGTTGGTCAAGAAATAGAAACCGAAGGAGGAGAGGTTAGATTTGAACCTGTCAAAAAGATTGAAGAAGATACTTTTGATGCAGTAAAAAGTCTTAAAACCTTTATCTTCATAACAATAGGATTGCTAGTTTATTTGTTATTTCTAGTCATTCCTGGAATTGAAGAAAAGGTTGAATGGATTGAAAAGGATCTTACTTCGGTCTTGGTAACAAGCGAAAGATATAAGGCGGCAACGAGAGTATTTGCAAAAGGTAATGAATGCTCTACATGTCACCTTGAACCAGATTATCTCATATCTGGGCTCCAAGCGACTTATCCAAGTTTTGCTGATCTTAAAGCATTCATGACAATAGGTCATCAAAAATACTACACAATGGCAACACCCATGCCAGATGAAGAACTCATGAACATTTACAGGGTCCTCAAGTGAAGATTAAAATCTTTTTCGCTATGCTCACAATGTTTTGGATTCTTGGTATATCGCAAGGATATGTGCTCCAAGGGTCTGAAATGATTGAGATTGAAGCACAATTTACCATAAGAAATCGTCTTGATATTGATGCCATGATGAAACTCGCAGGTTATACTGAACGAGGTGATTTTCTTATGGAAATGGAAAATGTAACAGGTGATCGTGATTGGGATCGTAATGTAGATAAAGGTGATACATTTGTCTTACCTTCTATGCACAAACCAGAACGACAATTCAATGAGGGTATCAATTATAAAGAGATGATGTCACTCAATACTCCACCAGATAATGATACAGAAGAAGTTGAAGTCAATTCAATCATAAAAAAAGACGAATTAGATGCACTCAAAAAAGAATTAGAACGACTTAAACAAGTAGAGCAACAACATAAACAAAAGCATATGAGTGATATGTATGTTGTAGGTTCGGAATATAAACCTGGGTTTGGTGATACAGTCAAACGAATAAAAGAAAGAGGATATGTTGTGTGCGGAACATATGCTGATACACCAGGATTTAGCGAAGAATTTCTTAAAAGAAGTGACGGGGAACCGCCAGGTTGGGTTGGATTTGATGTAGATATTTGTAGAGCATTTGCAGTAGCATTATTTCTTGATAAAACAAAGATAGAGTTTATTCCAATCAATGGTAGAACACGCTTTGAGAGATTGTTTGATGGCTCAATTGACATTTTATCTGCTACAACAACATGGACTTTTTCAAGAGATGTAGACTGGAGAATAGAGTTTTTACCTACTGTATTCTTTGATGGACAGGGTTTCATAGTAAGAAAAAATCTTGGTGTCAAGAGTGCAAAAGATATGATGAATGCAAGAGTTTGTTTCAATACCGGTTCTACCGCCGCACAAAACATTAAAGATTTCTTTAATAAGTGGCAGATTAATTTTATACCGGTACCAGTACCACCATCAGATAGTCCAAAAGTTTATTATCTTGATAATGATTGTGACATGTACGGTACAGATATGTCAGCATTAGCAGGGCACAAAGCACGATTTCAGTATCCAGAACGTCATGTTATATTACCAGAAATTATATCAAAGGAACCTCTTGGACCAGCAGTAAAATATGGAGATCAATTATGGTCTGATATAGTAAGATGGACAGTCAATGTAATATTTTTAGCGGAGGAGTTGGGAATTACGTCACAGAATATAGAAGATTATATGGAGAATATTGATCCTGTGATACAACGATTTATGGGTGAGCGTAATGGAGGAGATTCACAAAATTTAGGTTCCAAGTTAGGATTAAATGCTAATTGGAGTATAGAAATTATAAGACAGATTGGTAATTATGAAGAAATATATGAAAAACATGTTGGACCTAACACCGATTTAGGTCTCACGAGAGGATTAAACAAACTCTACACTGATGGAGGTTTGTTGTATGCACCCCCTCTAAAATAGATCCCACCTAAATAATTTCATGAGAACAGAAGAGCAGATTAGAAGAGAAATTCAAATATTAAAAGATGTTCCATCCTTAATTGAGTTATCGAAGAAAATTTATGATGTTTTACCTGAAACTCACAAAGGGCGAAATGAGATTGTAAAACAGGTCACACGTTTACGTAAAGATTTAATACGTTTAGATGTTCTTTGTCAAGATATTGAATGGGGTTTACTTCAGCGAGAGGTGCGTGAAAAATATAGAAATAAAGAACCATGAGTATAAATTATATCATTAATCGGTATTGGAAGGATTGGGCGGGGATTTTGTATCTTTTTCTATGCTTCACCGATTTCTTTGTCGCACCATTAATGTGGAACATGAGGATGGAAACTTATTGTCACAAAATGGTTGACAAAGGTTTAGTGTGTGATGCTACACGATGGGAACCGTTGACATTACAGATGGGTGGTATGTTTCACATAGCATTTGCAGGCATACTCGGAGTCGCAACTTGGAAGAAGAAAGAAGAGAATGAAACTTCTTGGAAAGATTAACCTAGTATTCATATTATTCATTTTTACATCCTGTCTATCAACTAATCAATTTTTAAATATGGGCGGAGCAAACGGTACAAAAGAAAATCTACCAGTAGGCATAGATGTTCTTGTTGAGATGGCAGATTATTGTGAGAAAATCTACGATGACGGCAAGGAGATACAAGATAATGAATTCTCATATAATGTGGTTCAAGATCGTGGTGTCACTATTGTTATCATACGTGGTACTAATAACGGTAGAAATGTTCTCTCAGATCTTGACGCCAGACCCTTTCAAGACAAAAAACTATCGGCAGGAATTCATAAAGGATTCCGAGATGCCGCTGAAAAAATCAAAGAAGATTTGATAGAGAATCATGCCATTGAAGAGATGGTCATATTCACAGGTCACTCTCTTGGAGGTGCAGTAGCACAAATACTGGGGTTGTGGTTTGAGAATGATGCATACGAAGTACAGATATACACCTTTGGTTCACCTTCAGTAATCATGGAACAATTATGGATGGATGGGCATTTCAGAGTTTATCTAGAAAACGATCCTGTTCCTTTTCTCCCACCTTACCCATATGTTCATTGGGGTATCAGAATAAATGCAGAAACACTTGATTGGGATGAAGATCATCCAATTGGCGATGTTACAAAAATTGATGCGAGGGATCATTCAATAAAAGAGTATAAGAAAGTGTTAAAAAGACATTTATGATGCTAAAAGAAGCAACTCATGTACAGGAAGTGGGTAAGATTATTGAAACTGATCCTGTAAGAAGGAATATCGTACCTGCTTTAAGAATAAAAAATGGTGCGAGAGTATTTTATTATGGTGAACCAGAGAATTTGATAGCCGCCGTTTGTATGCATACGTCAAGAATAATACCAGACAGTGAGGAACAATTGCTCACGGAATATCATTGGGGTGGTGCATGTAAGGGAGGAAACAAAGCAATATTTTATAGTCTTTGGTCACATGTAAATGGTATGGGCAGACAGTTACTAAATATTTCATTGGCCCAATTGGTATTAGAAAATAAACACGAGAGATATATAACACTCTCACCTAAAACAGAAATGGCTAAAAAGTTTCACGAAAGCAACGGAGCCAAACTTATTCATGAATCATTGTGGGCTTATAACTTTGAGTATTTCATAAGACACGGAAACGAAGATGAATAAATGGGACCTTTCAAATTTTGATAACAAAGAGGATGCACATGTAGGGTTTCAACAAGTACCAGAGAATAGAACGGCAGTTGATAATATATTGCGATTGAATTATAACAATCAATTGCGTTTAACATTGATGGCTGACACCAAAGCAAATATCATGATTACAGTTAGTTCAATTGTGTTTTCTATTACAGTTGCAAATATTACAAACGAAATGTTATTATATCCTCTCATGGCATTGGGTATTTGTTCAGTTGTGGCACTGGTTTGTGCTATCATAGTGATTATGCCAAAGATTGACTATCCAAAAACAAAGACAGGTAAAATAGATAAGTCTTCACCATTCTATAATCCATTATTCTTTGGGCATTTTGCTCACATATCAATACGAGAGTATAAAGAAGAATATGCTAAACGATTGATGACAGATGCACAAATTATGGATGCATTGACAGGTGACATATATGGTATAGGTAGAGTAATTGCAACGAATAAATTTAAGTATTTGCGTTATAGTTACATGACATTTCTTGTGGGAATATCATTAGCAATAAGTATATTTACATTCCAAATTATATTCGTTTCATAAATAGAGATATTAACCACAATGATTGAAAGGAAAAAATGTCAAGAAGTGAAATTAAGGATTGGATTGTAATGTCATTAAGTGTAGGAACAATTATTTTGTTGTTCGTAATTACAATCGGTGACTTTATGAATGCAATGGAAACAAATAGAGAACCTAGTAAAGACGTAATTAACTTATTATCAATGGCAATAACTGGTATTGTTGGTATTATTGCTGGCTTTATTTCTGGTAAAAATGCAGCCGATCAGGCAAAGCAACAAGCGGAAGCACAAGGAGCCCAAAAGTGAATTTGAAATTATCATTAGTTACTATTTTATTTTGTGGGTGGATGCTTGGAGCACCACCTGCATTTTCTGCTGATTTTGTCACCAAGGGTGACATAAGAAAATCAAGTGTGAAGTCGTTTAAGTCGTTTTTCACGGAAGAAAAATGCGATCAAATATTGATTGATACATTCACTATTTGTTATGATCATGAGAGAAAGTCACCAACTGCGGTTTATGTTGAGGTGACTGGACCTACTGTAATTGAGGACATAGACAAACGCCCTCCATTCTTTACAGATAAGCGTGTAAAGAAAAACTACAGAACAACATCAAAAGACTATACGAACACAGGTTATGATAGAGGTCATTTTGGTGCATCAGATGCTTCACACGATTGGAATAAGAAGCATCAGAAAGCAACATATTCAATGGCTAACATCGTACCACAGACACCATTTGCTAATCGTTATAAGTTCATAGCATTAGAAAAGCATGAACGAGAGATGGCAGTCAAGTATGGTCGTTTAGAAAACGTCACAATTGCATTTTGGAACAACAGACCCAAGAGAATTGGTAAGTCACAGTTGCAGGTACCAAGTGCATTTGCTAAACTTTATACTGATGGTAAAGGGTATAAAGAATGCTTCTTTATTTGGAATAATGACGTATATGATAAATCAGACGGTCAAGATCCAAACAAATATAAACAAAATTGTGATAAAGTAACTGCAATGTGGGGCACACAAGTAGGTGAAGCAGATAAGTGGTCACTGAAAGATAAAGATGCTCTCATTGATTTGCTTGACAAATATATAGAAAGTGAGAAAAATCAATCTAAAGTGGGTCTTGCAGAAGCACTCAAGAAAGCACTTTAGGCTAACTTGACATTTTAAAAAAGTAGTGTATAATATAGATATATCACAAAAAGCAAGTGAAGCAGTAAATGATGCAATCCAAGAACATGAGCATCTACGTTTGAGTGCAAGACCTGGTGGATGCTCAGGTTGGAAGTGGAATTTACAGACAGAAGATACACTTGCACGAAACTCATTGGACGAAGTTTTTAGTACGAATTATGGATTTGAGATAGTGGTATCAAAATACTATCTAAATAATATTATAGGCTCAGCAACCATAGATTTTCAAAATGATAATTTAGTTGAACAAGGCTTTATAATCAAACGCAAATCAAGTCTTCATTCATGTGGTTGCGGAGAAAGTTTTACACCAATAAAAGATATGTAATGGCATATTCAGACAAAGTAGTAGATCACTATGAAAATCCCAGGAATGTGGGTTCTTTTAATCCCGCTAATAATAACGTTGGTACTGGTCTTGTTGGAGCGCCAGAATGTGGTGATGTGATGAAACTACAGATACAAGTAGAAAATAATAAAATAATTGATGCTAAATTTAAGACCTTTGGTTGCGGTTCTGCTATAGCCGCTTCATCACTCGCCACTGAGTGGGTCAAAAATAAACCAATTGACGAAGCAATGAAACTTAACAACGTAGAAATTGTTGATGAGTTATCCTTACCTCCTGTAAAGATACATTGTAGTGTATTGGCGGAAGATGCTATTAAAGCGGCCATAGCCGATTATAAAAGCAAAAATGATGGAGTAGAACATGGGGAAAGTAATGCAATCTATTGAGGCTAGAAAGAAATTAAATTTTGGTGCGAGATTTGTTATCACTCTCATTATAGCACACACCTTTATTTTTCTTATTTGGCTTTTGTTTTATGTTGAATTGCCTCAAGCATCTCGTGATCTTATTAATATTATGGTTGGTGCTTATGTAGCAGTATTGGCAAAGTCAACCGATTATTGGTTCAAGGAGAAAGATGATCCTGAACATAAAGAGACAGAGAAACATTTAGAAAGTGGTGTAGCCCAGGAGGAACAAAGTGGCTATTAGAAAGAACTATTTAAGTACATTTGGATGGGAAGTAAATGATGCTTATTATAAAGTCGATGACGATTATCATAAATTACCATTAGACCAGACACCGAAAGATAAAAAAGGGAAACATAAAAACTATTGGGTCTTTACAGTCAATGTGTTTAGAAATGAGGATGCAAGAACATTAGGAGCGGTTCCTTTAGCACAAAATGTGATGAAGGTTGAGGTGCCAAATGATGTTGCAACCGATGATGCAAATGCCATGAAAACTGAATGTTATAACCAATTAAAAGTGCTAACAAATAGTTTTAAGAATGATGGTACTGATGTGTAACTTGACAAACTAATTAGAGTTTGTTATATTATATTTTTTTAACTTAAACGTGAATTATTATGATTAGTGTAAAAAGTAAAGGTAGAAATAATCTAAAACTCCTCTCTCAATTCAAATCTTTAGTTAATGCAGAAGGTACTCTTGAGACATATAAATCAAAAAGATATTATGTGAAACCCTCTCTCAAAAAGAAATTGAAGAGAGAAGCGGCAGAGAGACAACGAGCAAAAGATCTCATTAATGAAATCAAAGAAATAAGAAAACATTGGGATGATATATTTTAACGAAAGGATATTATGTCAGAATTTCATACTCAAATTGTTGAGCAATACGAAACCTATCTTGCAGAGCATCAAAATTTTGAAGAGAAAGGTGTAAAAGCATCTGCCGCCAGAGCAAGAAAAGCACTTGGTGAAATCGGTAAACTTGCTAAATCTCGTAGAGCAGAAATTCAAGAGAAGAAAAACAATATGTAACATTTATAAATATAGTCATGAAGACATTCAAGAGATTTTGCCGCCATGACGTATTGTATATAAATGAAGACATAACAAAATCACAATTAGATCAAATAGAAGCCTATGCTGACCGTCTATTCAAGGCGGTCAACATAGATATAAACTTCACTCGCCATTTTCTTGATAGGGTCAACGATGAACGTAACAAGAAACCTATCAACACCGCAGAATTAACCAGACTTTTCAAGCAAACATACAAGAAACACGGTAAAAAGATTCCCAAGATGGGTGATGATGCTCAAGCAGTTATTCACGACATGCAGACAGACATCAATATGCCATTTGTTTTAGCGTATGATAATAGGAGACAAGAGATAGATTTGGTCGCTAAAACAATTATGCGTAAGAAAGACTTTAAGACATCAAATCAGAAGTTGACTGTATGAAATCATTTAAAGTATTAAAACAGAACATAACTGAAGCCAGACAACGAATAGTTTATACGAGAGGAGAAACTCCTCAAGATGCTAAGAAAAAAGATAAAAGCCCTTATTATACTAAAACAGTTAAAAATACAACAATAAGAGATTCCTGTCCAAAATGTGGAGGTTCAGGAGACCTTTTGCATTATCGGCATTATAAATCTGGTGAATGTTTTAAATGTAAAGGAAAAGGAACAGTTATAGTAAAAGCAAAGGAAATTGATTATAAATTTGATGAAAAGAAATGGAAAAAAGACAATCCAGATTATGATGAAAAAGGACCTGATTGGTGGAAACAATTACTTATACATTAAGAGCATAAAATGAAATCATTTAATAGAATAAAAACTTACAAAGATTTTCTTAAAGAATATGATGACAGGACTGATCGGTATGTGGCTGATGAAATCAAACGAAGGAAACTTGCAAGAATTACTGTCAATGCAACTGACGATAGAAAGATGATAAAAGGTAAGGCCGACTTTACTATGGATCATCATACTGGAAGTTCAACTATTCACGTATATTTGAGAAAGATACCAGGGTCTACAAAAGGTGTGGTTGCTTACAATTACGAACTAAAATTGTGATTAATGGTAAGAGATCAAAATGAAATCATTTAAGTCTTATTTAGCAGAACGCAGAAGAGGTGGAGAAGAGAAGAATCCAAGGGTTTCTGCTATTAAGGCACTAGAACCTTATAAGAATGATAAAGATGTTTTCATTACCTATACACAAATTGAAAAGGTAGGTGTCAATCCAGGATCCAGTTATAATACTCCAAACGGTATCTATACATATCCTCTCAAAGAAGCATGGGAAAAATATTATGTCCCAGGAAAAGGAACTCTTAATGTACCCTTTGCTGGTGATTCCAGTTGGGTAAATGCAATCAAGATAAAATCAGATGCAAAAGTTATTAGAGATATTGGAGTTTCTTATAGTTCAAAGGAATGGGATGAAGATGTTTTAAAACTAGCCAAGATTTTTATAGATCATCCTTTTTCCAAGAAAAATTGGGTCCCAATACTAACCATGTTGCAGGGTGTCAATCTGTATGACAAGGTAGAAAAAGATTTTGTCGGAGTGCGTAAAGATTGGTATTTTGAAAATAGAGAAAATGTAATTTGGAATCTATTTAAGGCTATTAAACAACATGCTATGTATTCCGCATATAGTCAGACAATCGGTGGACAGATGTGGAATTTGACAAGAGAACTTGCGACCATTATCAAATATACAGAAATGATTGAAATGGATGCTATTGATGGAAATTCAGGAATGGACGAATTTGAAATTTCTATTCAAAGATTGGAAAAACCTTTAGATTTATCCGATCAAACAAGAATGTTTTGGTTTAGATTCCATTCTGGATTTAGAAAAACGGCACCAAATGTCTGGACAGATTTGTGGTTGAAGATGGGATATGGTGGAGTGATTGACCGTTCAGAGAATGGAATAATACACGAAGCAGAACCAATACAAGGTGTGTTCTTTACAACCAAGGCTTTTGATGTTTTGGGCAGGTTCATGAATAAAGGTTACGAGAGAGTGAATATGAAAGGTCTTTATATTTTGAGTGGTCTTCGTGTGGGTAAGGATGAACTTGTACACAAATTGAAGAATTTTTTACACAAAGATCAATACAAGTCCCTTTGTGCTATTATTATATTTCACAAAATAAATCAAATATTCGCAAAGTTTTTAACAAGTATGGGTTCTTCAGGTGATGCTGATCAGATTAGTGCCCAGGCACCAAAATATGTTATTAAAAGGGCTAATGATAAAAAGACATGGTTGAAAGTAGACCAATTTGATCCTTTTGTTCCAAATAGTACACGAACAGTAGTTGAATTTTTAGAAAACGAAATAAAAATCTATCCTGATAATCATACTCCTTCAAATTCAGTAATGTTTAAATACGATAAAATAATTCCTCCTTTTGCACTAGAAAAAGATTTATCTTCAACTTTAAATAAACAGTCTTATATAAAAATGGGAATGATGTTAGATAAATCGGTAACTACCTTATTGAGCAACATGATAGAAGATGTTTTAGGTATAAAAATATGATCAAATTTTCATCTTTTCTAACAGAGACCGCACAAAAAATTAACACAGTTCTATCTCCTGCATTAAGATCCGAAATAAAACAGAGAAATGGTAAAGTATATCAGATTGGTGGTGCAGTTCGTGATGAACTAATCGGTAAAATATCCAAAGATTTAGATTTACTTGTAACAGGCATAGAAACAGATGAATTGCAGGATATATTAAGCAATCATGGCAAAGTGGATGCGGTTGGTAAATCATTCGGTATTCTAAAATTTCAACCAAAAGGGCAGACAGGCGAACCTCTTGATATATCAGTTCCCAGAGTTGATGTTCAAAGTACAGGAGGCGGCCATAAAGATTTTGAAGTAAAACTTGGTAAAGATATTTCTCTTGAACAAGATCAGTTACGCAGAGACTTCTGGATGAATGCTATCGCCAAAGATATTGAAACTGGTGAGATGCATGATATTGAAGGTAAAGGGCAGTTTGATATAGAAAATAAGCAGATTAGCGTGATTAATCCTCAAGCATTTGATGATGATCCTTTGAGAATGTTGAGAGCAATTCAATTTGCTTCTCGTTTTGGTTTCAGCATAGAACCTGAAACTATGAAAGAGATCAAAAAGAATGCTGACAAAATTTCAACGATATCAGCAGAGAGATTTCAAGAAGAATTTCGTAAAATGTTTGAAAAATCTGATAATCCGAGTGTTGGTGTTCAATTGCTATTTGACACAGGTATTGCAAAACTTGTTATACCAAAACTCAAAGAAGTTGATAATTCTGTTGATAAGTTAGATAAAAAAGCATTCCCAGCGTTTCTTGCAATACTATTTAAAAATTATATGCATAATGCAGGTGAAATGGCCCAGAAAATATTTAAATTGTCTAATGCTGACAGAGTATCAGTTCAGTCTGTTATTGATATGGATAAAAATCTGAAAAATTTAAAAGATCCGATATTTATCGTTAGATTTATGCGAAATAAATCGGAGCAAGAAATAATGAATGTTGATGAATATCTGAAAACAAAAGGTACAAGAACTATATCAGATTTTGTTAATGAGATGAGAAGACGAAGAATACCCACAAATCTTAAAGAATTAGGTGTAAATGGTCGTGATATGATGCGAGAAGGATTTAAAGGTGTTATGATCGGTGATGCTCTACAATGGATGCTTGAATTTGCAGTAAGAACAGGTAAGGCTGAAAAAGGTCTTTTAGTTCGTAAAGCAAAAGAACATTTTGGTATTAAAGAAACATTCTTTTATGAAGATGTGCAGGGATTTTATGCTTTGACCATAGATCCTAGATCAAAACTGGATATTCAACAATATGCAAGTCATGAAATTGTTGTATCGGATCATGTTACTGTTGCATATAAACCAAGCGATCAAGTAGGTGAAATATTGAATTCTATGTTGGGCAGAACTTATAACATACAAGCACATACCTATATAAGTAATGATAGAATAGATGCGGCAATCGTAGATATACAGGGATTAAAAAGTGATAGAATTGCACATATTACAATATCTCACATAAAAGGCGCAATTCCTGCCGAATCTAATGATTTGATACAAAATTCGCAACATAAAGAAAAAATGAATATGAAATTAAGAGGAGTGCTAAATTTTTATGCACACACCTAATGGAAACGTATTACGAGAAGTACAAGCCTGCTTCCGAATACTTGATAGAATATTATACTTGGGTTGATATACTAGGAATTGAGAGAAGAGAATTTGATGAACATGCAGAATCAATAGAGAAACATTGTAAAAAATTATATGAGAATTTTGAAAAAGCGGCCAAACGAGAAAAACAAAGAGAAGAGAATTCTAAGTCAGCGAGAGTTGCTAAAAAACTTGAGGAATTGAAAATGACAAATGAATTAGTTGAAAAAATCAAATTAAGACAAGAATTGAAAAGCAATGGATGATAAAGAAAGAAAAGAATTGCAACATACAATGGAAACACAGTTTCGTCATAGTCTGTATTGCGATATTAAGTTTCCCTATTTACAAAGTCTTGGAATACAAGACATTATTCAAGCATTTGGTAATAAAGAAATTGGTTTTATTGGGGTATTGCATTTAAGATGGGTAAATGAGGATAATAATATCGTATATGATAAACCAAAAGAATGGCCAGTGAAAGTAAAAGGTGTATGGAAATCTACATGGTACAATACACCTGAGATGGGGCATAAAATAGCAAAAGAAATAGAAAGTAAAAAAATTATAGATACTGAGAAAGTGATGATCATGATTCATGAGAAATTTATGAAATATGAAAATATGAAAATGAAATTGGTTGAAAAACAACCGCTACTTAATTAGGAGAGATTATGTTACCAATGCTACTGTTCAACGTAGTGTCTGGGTTAGTCATGGACAAGGCCCAAAATCTAGCAAAAGAACATGTCGGTAAAATGATAGATGACATTCTACCAGACGATGCAAAAGAAGAACTCAATACGATGATTAAAGAAGATCCTGATCATCAGTTTGAGAGTATAGAAGATGCATTACATGGTGCAACTGAAGGTAAATTACCTATCAAGAAAGTGACAGGAGAACTCATGCCGATTGAGATGACAGTCACAGTCCGTTTTGATCCCAATACAAAACAATTAGAAATAGTACAGTGAGATAACATGCAATCGTTATTGAAATGGTGGCTCTTTGTATGTATCACCTTAATAGGTGCTTTTATGGCATTTTATTTTGATATACACAAGCACTTATATACTTCTGACCAAACAAAAATTAGTTTGTTAATATTGTTTATATTTGTATGTTCAAGCATATGGATAGGCAATAAAACATATTCAGTAGCAATTAAACAAGAATCTACATCAAGTGAAGTTGGTTGGTTTATAGCAGAAACTTGCCTTGCATTAGGTATGGTTGGTACAATAATAGGATTTTTATTGTTGTTAGGTACAACATTTAGCAATATAAATGTGTCAGATGTTACAACATTACAACGTGCTTTGTCGGATATGGCATTGGGTATGAGTACGGCTTTGTACACCACTTTGATAGGATTAATTTGTTCTATCCTTATCAAGGTGCAATTGGTGAACTTAGAAGTTGTAATAGATGAGAACCGAAACTCGTGATAAATTTAAATCTACAATAGGATTTATTGATATATTATTTAATATATTGATAGGATTTGCTTTTCTATTCATTATAGCATTTATTCTTATCAAGCCTAAAGCGAAAAAAGAGGACTTTGAACGTAAAGCAGAATTTATCGTAGTTATGGAATGGGACGGCAATGCACCAGATGATTTTGATTTGTATGTTCAAGATCCTACAGGACAAGTTGTACATTTTAGAACTCCTCGTGTAAATTATATGCATCTAGACAAAGATGATTTAGGAAAACGTAATGATACGGTATATAATGCTGATGGCACGGTTTCAACTGTAAAGATAAACCGAGAAGTAGTAACTATACGAGGAATTATTCCTGGTGAATATATTGTGAATGGGCACTACTATTCTGATTATGACTTATTACCTAAAAATGGTTCTATCATAGCAAAGGTTGAAATACATAAAGTAAATCCTTATAAAATTATTTGGGTAGGTGAACATGAATATAATAAAAGAGGAATGGAACAAACATTTGTTAGATTTAGACTTGATAAGAAAGGAATAGTAGATCGTAATTTCTCATATTTAAAAAAGAGACATGTAACTCCTAATTATAATTATAGTTCACCTGAACAGACAGGGCAATAATGATTGAACTTTTAATATTTGGTTTATTATTATTGACTATTATTTGTCTATGGTTAATAATAGAGAGAAGAAAAAATTATGCATTTCTTTTCTATTTTATTCCTTTTTTCTTAATAATAACACTATCAGTTTATTGGACATATACTTCTATTTTAGGATTGTCTAAAATAGGATATCCTACGAAAGGACTGTATTTAAGTCATTATGTTGATGAGCCAGATTGGATATATCTGTGGATATTGCAAAAAGGTGTTCCCATATCTTACAAAATAATATATAATAGGCTTGACCATGAATCACTAGAAGGTGTAAAAGCAGAATCAGAAGAAGGAGAATATATGATGCTATCAAAAATGGATCCAGGTGATGGTGATGGAAAAAAAGAAAAAGGGAAAAAAGGTTCAGGGTATACATTAGGTGGAGATATGAATTTTTATAAATGGAAACATCAACAATCCTTATATAGAAAAGAAAAATCTAATAAATGAAAGTCAGTAAAAAAGCAAAACTCATAAAGAAGGTGCAGAAGATGGAATTCAATAATCCTGTTATTGTTACGTTAATTGGTCTTGTAGTTTTTTATATCGGTCTTAAAATGTTTTCAGGTGGTATGAAAGAAATGGGAAATTTAGATCATCTGAACTTCTTTTTGGGTAATCCATACTATATGTTTTTAGGCGGTATTATCATGACATTATTATGGCAATCCTCATCCCTATCAACTACTGCAATCATTGCATTGGTCGCATCAGGAGCATTACCGCTCCCATCTGCAATAGCATGTGTTCTCGGAGCCAACATCGGTACAACTGGAACTATATGGTTAGCAGGTCTTCTCGTATCTGATGGTATACCCAAAGGAGATACATTAAGAATAGCAATGGCTCATACAGGCGCCAATCTATTTATGGCAATAGCATTGCTACCATTTGTCGGTCATTTTGCAAGATATTTAACTCGTTTCTAAATTTCCAAATCAATATATAGGAATGAGAGGGAAACTTCTCATTTCTTAAACAAATATAGAAAGGAGGTGTTGGGTTTTTAGTTAAGTTTGATACCGTGGTGGGTGCTTGCGCCCACCTCCTTTTTATTCTATCAGGGAGAATATGCCAGTAGATTTCAAGGTATTAGAGAGATTAATTAATAGACACGAAGAAGTATTTGCAGAACAGTTACAACCATTAAAGCCCATTAGATGGGGAGATAATTACGAACCTCGACCAAAAAACCCACGCAAACGCAAAAATAAACTACCTAAGGTAGAGAAAGAGTATTTTAATGACAGAAGAATGGCTATGACCCCCAATACTTGACATTTGCGTTTTATTTGATATAATAAATATAAACATCAAAAGACTATTTTTTATAAATAATGACACCTACCAACTTATCAAAAGGATCAAATGACAGAAAAAACGCAAGATTTTGTAGACAAAATTATGTCTGGAGAACATAACAATGCCCGTGATATTTTTACAGATATGATAAACGATAGACTGTTACAAGAACTTGAAGCAAAAAGAGTAGAAGTTGCCTCAAATATGTTACCTCAAGATGAAAGAACTCCTCAAGAATTGGCTTTCAGTAAAGCCCACAATATTCAGTATAGTGAAGTTGATCCTCATTCAGGAGGTCCTACTTTTGCTTCTCAGGCAGAAGAAGACTATGATGTTTAATTAATAGGGAGATGTGAAAACTTTTGTAATTGCTGGTCATTGTGTTAATAATAAAAAAACTCAAATAACAAAAGAATTCATACAAAAGATTAGAGACAGTTTTAAGAACTCTAAGATAATGTATGTCGATCATTTGCCATGTCCACGTGATTTGAGTGATATAGTCGATTTCTCTCTGCATGTCAAATATAACCCAATTTTGAATTTTGATTTGACAACTGACATAACAGAGAGATTTCATGTTCCTTATTGGGGTGTTTATGATCATAAAAATATAATCAAAACAGTACCAAATCATTCATTTGCCCATCATGATTCATTATATCAGGCATTTTTATTTTTATATAATAATGATTTAGGTGAAATAATTCATTTTTTAAATTACGATTGTAATGAGGATACTTTTGAATCTATTGAATTAAATCATCAAATACTTAGAGATGACAAGGCAAAAGCAGTATTCTTTCCATACAGATATGATTCTGAGCAAGGGGTGTGTACAGAATTCTTTTCAGTATCAAAATATGCATTAGAAAATATGTTTCTTCATCTAAAAGATTTCGGGTCTTATGAAAATAGAAATATTGTTCGTGCTACAGATTACAACGTAGAATATACTTATTTTTCTCATTTAAATTATAGAAATATAAAATATCACTTACATGATATGTGGCCAACGAGAGATGGCGAAGTTGGTAATTCAAACTTTCAAGATATAAATGAAACAGATGAGATCATAGTCAAATACAACAATCCAAACAATAAAATATTGTCAGTCATACCAGTAATTGGTTATAAAGATGAATATAAATTGAGAGTTTTTGTAATGCGTTTTGGTAATCAAATAGCAGATAACTTTAATTTTGCATTTTTAGATGCAAACAAAAATGCCGTTGGTCAGTGTAATTATTCATTAAAAACAAATGATTTTATGTATGTCGATCCTGTTGAAAATTCAAGATATGTTACAGTAAAATATAATGATTTTAGACTGACATTTGATTTGTTAGACACTAGAAATTATGGTAAGATAGTATGAGGCAAACAATAAAAATAGATTATAATAATGAGATACAATATTCGTCTAATGCCATAATCATAGGAGCACATTGTCCATCAAAAGATCGTACACAAAGATGTATAGACCTTATCACTCAATTAAAAGATAAGTTTCCAAACTACACTTATTTTATATGTTCTCATTTAAATATAGACGATGAACTTTTGAATCTAACAGATTATTTCATCTATAATAGGAGTAATGCAGTAATAAATTATGATATTAAAGATAAAAGAACAGATTGGAAAGTGTACGGTATATATCAGCCTGGTTTAGGGCAACAAGTAAATAGATCTGTTCATAATAACAGTTATGCCCATTATGTTCAAGTTTTTGATGGATTATCTATGGCAATAGGTCAAAGAATGTTAAAAATTCATTACATGAGTTATGATGTATCATTTGATGTAATTGATAGAATATCATTACATCGTGATTTTCTAGATCATTACGATGTGGTAAATTATACATTTAGGGATGAAAATTATATCAATTCTGAATTTTTTAGTATTACCAAAGACGGTGCAGAAAAATCCATCATGAAGAAATTGAGTTTCGATGAGTACATAAACACTGGATTAGGTGATTTTGGTCATGAGAATGTTTATGCTAATATTTTTAAAGATTGTAAAGTAAAAACAATGGGTCATTTTTATTCTGATGATAGAAAATTCCCTTGGGTAATAGGTGATTTTACTGCTTTACCATTAAATACAAAGAAAGATGGATTGTCAGGGCTACCAATATCAATTGATGGTCTAGTAGTAATACCTTATAGAAAAGACAATAGCATCATAATTTGTATAGCAAATGGTTATTACTATGAAAATGAAGGAGTAATAGGAAGCGTTGGATTTATTTTTTATGATGAAAAAATGGAGTATGTAGACTCGGCTGGTTCAACAAAATTAGGTTTGCATTATTGGGCACAATATTATCCAGATAGCCATGTTAGATATGTGACAATACAAATAAACAATATCACAAGATTGACCTTTGACCTCTTAGATAATAAAAATCATGGTTGGATACAGTAGAAAACAAACATTAGAGAGTTATAATGGCAATGTAAAAGAAATATCAGATAGAGCAATAATTGTCGGTTGTCATTGTGACACAGACTACAAAATGAAATTAACAACCGAATTATTGATTAGGATAAGAGGTAAATTTAAAGATGGTATATTTCTTGTAGTGGCATCTCATTTACCAGTAACTGAAGAAATTCAAGAATTGTGTGATTATTTTGTATACAATAAAAATAATCCAGTTATAAATCTTGACATTACAACTCCTATTACAGTAAAGAGTGAAATGTTAAATGAGTTGTGGAGAGCAAATGGTGTTCTTGAACGAGTCAAGACGTTGAGAAAAAACCATTCATATGCCCATCATTTGCTTATAAGAGATGCTTTTCATATTTGCATGAGCAATAACGTATCCTTTGTACATTATATGAATTATGATTCACCTGAAAAATGTTTATCAGAAATTGATTGGCATCTTACAAAATTAGATGTATATGATGGTGTATTTTATGATTATCATCATAAACAATATTATAATACAGAATTCTTCTCTATGACTACAAGGGCGTATGATAAGTTTCTGTCACATATTATATCATATGAGCAGTGGGAATCTTATGAAACTTTTGATACAGAGGTTAATTATAGTAAATTTTTGAAAACTGCTAATATATTTTGTGAAGACATTTTTGAGCCAGATGTGTCCGACATAATCGGCAGTGTGAGTTTCGGTAGTGAAGTCAATAGTAAAGGAACTCCTGACATACTTAAAAATATTGTGGGTAATTTCACTGTAATTCCTTATGAGAGGGATGGTAAAATAGTAATCAACAATTCCTATACAGGTTATAATGATCCAAAACACGAGAAACACATCAAATGGGAGTCTTTTGATAAAGACATGAAACAAATAAATTTTCTCGATGCAGTTGTATCCAAAAATAATTGGGTTGATTATATTTGCCCTGAGAATTGTAAATATGTCAAAATATACATAGATTTAGAATTAAAATCTTTTTTCGACATCACAAATAAAAAAAATATAGGTCAAATTGTCTAAAATAATAGAACTTTCATTTGATATTGAAAATGATGA